CGCGCTTGGTGCTAACTGCGATGATGTGACGATCGAGAGCTGGAACAATGTCTCGAAATTTGCTGATTACCACGACCGTGTGTTCATATTTGATGAGCAGCGTGTTGTTGGATCTGGTGCTTGGGTTAAGAGCTTTCTCAAGATATCGAAGCACAACCTGTGGATCCTATTGAGCGCGACACCGGGGGATACCTGGCTTGACTATGTACCCCTGTTCATCGCGAATGGGTTCTACAAGAACAGGACCGCATTCTCAGAGCAACACATCGTCTGGGATAGGTTCGCGAAGTATCCTAAGGTGAAGCGATTCGTCAATACAGGTGTTCTTGAATCTCGCAGAAGGCGCATCATAGTGCCGATGCCCGCTGAGAGACATACGAGACGCAATCGCAAGGATATTTACGTACCGTTCAACAGAGATCAATACGATCTGATCGTCAAGAAGCGGATGGATCCTTGGACAAATGAGCCGATTCGAAATGCAGCTGGAGTGTGCTATGCTCTCAGGCGTAGCGTGAACTCTTCTGGTAACAGATTAGATCGTCTGCGCAAGATCGTTACGAAGCGACACAGAGTGATCGTGTTCTACAACTTCAACTATGAACGAGATGAGTTGCTGAAACTCAAGGATGAATTCGTAGTAGCTGAGTGGAACGGTCATGCACATGAACCAATACCTGAGGGTGACTCGTGGGTATATTTGGTTCAATACACGGCTGGGGCTGAAGGATGGAACTGTATCGAGACAGATACGATTGTGTTCTACAGCCTCAATTACTCATACAAGGTGTTGGAGCAGGCGGAAGGTCGGATTGACCGCATCAACACCCCTTACACTGATTTGTGGTACTACTACTTCAAGTCAGAGTCTGGCATCGATTCCGCTATCTCAAAGGCAGTAGCCGAGAAGGCTACGTTCAACGAGCGCATATTCGCTCACAATCTGTAAAGGAGCGCCATCATGGCAAAGAATCTGGTCCTATTCGATCCCGAGGATAACAACTGGTGTGTTGTTTGTCGTATTGGGAGCATTGGGGATATTCCTAAGTGCGTCGTCGCATTCTACAAGACTGAGGAGGAGGCTCGGGCGGCGGCCAAGAGCCTTGGTGAGAAGATCGACATCCCAGTCAATATTCAGGTCTTCCAGTATTCGTACGCGAAAGATGAACTGGACCTTATGGGTCTGCTTCTGCTCGATGGTATTGACTTCGCGGTCAAGTACATGGCTGGGTGAATCATGGCTTGGTCAAAAGATGTCTGGTGTGTCGTGTCTGCGATCAAATTCAACGAGGGTTTTCGTCCCGTCGGGGTGTTAAGTATTCATCGAACTAAGCAGGAGGCTGAGGTTCTTGTGAGTAACTTGACGAAGAACGATCGTTGGCCGACTACTGCTCGCTTGATGAAGTATACGCGTTATATTCGCGATCTCAAAAAAGGAGACGTCGTCTGCTGTCAAAAGATTGATATCGTCCTGAATTATTTGGAAAGGGATCAGGATGCTGTTCGGTAAGAAGTTTGAGAAGCTGATCAACCCTACGTTTTCTCTTGAGGAGACTGATCGCGGGATTAAAGCTACTTTGACCGTACTCGTGGACGATCACGAAAACCCTCCTTACGAGGCATATGCGTCGTATATTATCAAACCTGAACTATTCGAGATGTTTGGATTGATGACGTACGCGCACACTCATACGGCGCTTTTGAAGGAGATCTGCAATACTGATCTGAAACCGCCGGAGCCTTGCGAGTGCAAATCCCATGCTTGGACGAAGATGCATCCTAATGATGAAGTGGAATACTGGAGTACGCTTGACGGACACACGTACGCCAGACCTCACACCAAGAGTTGTCCGAAGAATCCGAAAAACAGGGGTAAAAATGCTTGAGGCTGTTGTTGGCGGGATCGATAGTCACCGCCAGTGGATGTTACAGGTGGTGTCATTCGATTATACTATTGGCACTAGTCGCGACTACATGTGGTTCTTTAATACTCGCGCGGAGGCGGAGGCATATTTTGAGCAGGTTGCTGAACTTGTGAAGGGCCGACATGTTATCATCAAGATCATCAAGGTTCGGGCGTACGATTTTCTCGAGCCAGAAACTGAATTGATTGAAGAGGAGAACTGATTATGTTCGTTGTGAAATTTGAATACGGCTTAGGAAGCGAAGGTTGTACCGAATCGTGTGTTGGGTTCGACACGATGGATGAGGCACGTAAGTTTGCACTTGACGTGGTGAACGAGATTTGCGATCAGGTTCAGAACGGCGTCAAAGCCGATAATGCCATCGTTCGTGTCTGGGACGCGGACGTCTATGACGAACTACTCTGCGATATTTAGGAAGGTGAGTACCTGAAAATGAATGCTGATTACTCGACTGATGTTGTGGGGCACCCTGAGCAGATGATCTACCGATTCTCGATCATCGGATATTTGTTCGGGCGAGAGTTGTGGAGGAAGACGTTCTTCTTCAGCGATAAGAATCGTGGCGCTGTATACGCTGAGTGGTACCTCAAGAACAAGGTGGCAAACATTGCGTGCGATCGATACCGGGTTGAACTCTTCGACGGAAAGGATACTTGTACGGTGCTTGGCGGACGGGCTCCTAAGGCGATGGATTCTTGGAAGGCTGATGATGCGGAGATGTTGTCTAGTTTTCCGAAGGACGTTATTCGATTCAGGACTGCCGTCAATCAGGCGGGATGGAAAGAGCGACTTGGTGTGAAGCGAGCTCGAAGTAAGAGCATGCGTGTTGGTGTTGGAGCAGGGAGGCACTGAGAATGGGTGACGATATTCCGATGATGAAACTCGTGTTGAGGGGTTTCGTTGGGGCGCGACAGGTGCGTGAGCATGCGGTTCAGGTCGAGTCTCAAAGTGCTGCATGGGAGTATGTTTCGGCATATTTCAAAAACTGGGCATCTTGGTCCGAGTGTGATCGGTACACGGTCGACACGTACTGGGTCTACTAGACCCTGATTTTGATGGGTGGGGGATCTCTTAAATGGGGGTCCCCCGCTCGTCAAAAGAGACTGGGATTATCGATTTTTGCCCCCGAAGTATTTACCCACTTAAGTGGGTATGTGGGTCTGAGTGGGTTTGCGGTTTTGTCAAAATTGACGACAAGTGGGTTTGTGGGTCTGAGTGGGTTTGTGGTTTTTACGGAAGTGGCTTGTCAGTTTTGACAAATTTGTCGTTTTTGAAATGAAATTGACAACCACTTTTTCGTTGGAATTGCAACGAAAAGTCTTTTCATTTGTCATTTGTCACTTTATTTTATAAAGATAATAAATAAAAAAATATATATATAATATAAAACCCCCTCATTTTTGACATTTGACAAATCACCCTCAAAACCAAAGAATTTTACCAAATCTTTACCTAAGTACTCACTTCGTCCGAGAAGCGGCTGCCTCTCCCCAAAAATCTGGGGTCGCCGGCGACTACTCTTATGCGAATTCTTCATCTAGGACTTTAGTCCCATATTTATACAAGTGGGTTTATCCACCGGTTAAACACGTCCAGCATAATGGAGAGAATGAGGCACCTTAGTTAATAACCCACTTAAGTGGGTTGGTCCCCCTAGGACTAAGGTCCTATATGCTACTCTCCTTATACCGTTTATCGCACTCTCGAAAGGAGCCAACATGAGTGTGCGCGAGAACAAGTATCAGAGTGAGCTGATCAAGAAGATCACAACTCTGTTTCCACAAGCTATGGTTCTGAAGAACGACCCGAATTATATTCAGGGTGTTCCGGACCTCCTGGTGCTCTGTGACGAGCGCTGGGCTATGCTTGAGGTCAAGGCTTCCGCCAAGGCCTCGCACCGCCCCAACCAAGAGTACTATATCGAGAAGCTCGAGTACATGGGGTTCGCTCGGTTCGTATATCCCGAGAACGAGGAAGAAGTCATCAGGGATCTCAACCAGTATTTCAGCCAGGCGTGATGTATGCAGTTTTACGACCATTACAATCTCGCCGGCAAGCACGCGTTCCTCGGGGCCAGTAAATCATCTTGGCTCCGTTATGACGAATCGAAGATACTGGAATCCTATCGCAAAGCACAAGCGGCTGCACTTGGAACTCGCTTGCACGAATTAGCTGCAGAACATATTCAACTGGGCCTCCATTTCGGAGAACCTGATGAACACGACCCTCTTATGTCGACGGTCGCGAAGTTCGTTAACGACGCAATCTCGTACAAGATGAGCCCGGAGACGGTACTATATTACAGCGAGTACGCCTTCGGGACTGCAGATGCTATATCCTTTGACGAGGATTCCGAACTCCTTCGAATTCACGATCTCAAGACCGGGGTGGGTCCGACTAAATTCGAGCAACTCGAAATTTACGCTGCCCTGTTCTGTCTTGAGTATGGCGTGCAACCAACCATTCAGATGCAACTCCGCATCTACCAACATGGCGAACCACGAATCCATATACCCGAGTCCGATGACATCCGGGATATTATGACTCGGATTGTTCAATTCAGCGATATTCTCATGGAGAGCGACAATGACTGAAGATACTCTATCCCACTACGGCATTTTGCGGAAGTCGGGCCGTTATCCGTGGGGGTCGGGCAAAGACCCGTACCAGCGCTCACGCGACTTCCAGGGTCTCGTTAGGGGGCTCGCCGATAAAGGTATGAGCGAAGCTGAGATTGCTAAAGGTCTCGGTATGACCACAACTGAGCTCCGTGCCACCAAGTCCATCGCCAAGCGCGAACGCCAGGCGGTGGAGATTGCGATGGTCCGGAAGCTTGACGCTAAGGGTATGTCCCAACAGGCCATTGCAGACCGCATCGGCGTGTCAGCCTCAACCGTCCGCAACTACCTCAAGGACGATGCCGGCAAGACCTCGTCCAAGATCGAGGGCGTCGCGGATATTCTCAAGCGAGAGACCGACAAGCACCGTTATATTGATATCGGCAGCGGCACTGAGGTTTCGCTAGGCACCACCGCTACCACACTCAAGCTTGCCTCGGCCACACTCGAGGCTCAAGGGTACCAAGTTCAGGATATTAAGATCCGACAGCTTGGTACCGACAATTACACATCCACTCGAGTTCTTGTCGCCCCTGGCGTTCCCAAATCCGAGACCGTCCAGAATCTCGACAAGATCAACGTCGTCGGCGTCCGCACGGATCCTGACGGCCACAAGCTGTCCCTCAAGCCGCCCGCGCCGCTCGATTCAAAGCGAGTCATGGTGCGATATTCCGAAGACGGCGGCACAAATATGGATGGCGTCATCGAGATTCGCCGCGGTCTGAAGGATCTCAACCTCGGCAAGTCCAACTATGCCCAGGTGCGTATTTCCGTTGACGGAACGCACTATCTCAAGGGCATGGCCATTTACGCGGACGACCTTCCCGCGGGAAAGGATATTCGCTTCAACACGAATAAATCCAAGAAGGTCCCCATGATTGGTGATGGCGACACCGTCCTGAAAAAGATGAAGGACGATCCGGACAATCCGTTCGGTGCGACCATCCGCCGGCAGATGGAATATATTGACAAGGACGGCAAGAAGAAGCTGTCCCCCGTCAACCTCGTGAACGAAGAGGGAGCTTGGGGCGACTGGTCTAAGACTCTGTCCGCCCAGTTCCTCTCGAAGCAGGATATTTCCTTTGCCAAGCAGCAGTTGGATATTTCAACTCAGGAAGCGCATGAAAAGTTCAGGGATATTATGGCCCTGACAAACCCAGTGCTTCGGAAGAAGGCTCTCCAGGATTTCGCGGATGGCTGCGATTCGGATAGTGTCCGTCTTCGCGCGGCTGCTGTTCCAGGCCAGGCATATCAGGTTCTGCTCCCTGTGACCACATTGAAGCCTACGGAGGTATACGCTCCGAACTTCAAGAATGGTTCGAAGGTCGCCCTCGTCCGATATCCTCATGGTGGTACGTTCGAGATCCCCATCCTTACCGTAAATAACGGTCATAAGGACGCCAGGAAGACCATTGGAGAGCTTGCCGCGGATGCTGTTGGTATCCACCCGCATGTCGCCCAACGGCTCTCAGGAGCTGATTTTGATGGCGATACGGCGATGGTTATTCCAGTCACACCGCGGAGTCGTATTCGCTCGACGTCCCCTCTTAAGGGACTCGAAGGGTTCGACCCCTCTGCCGCATATCCTGGATATCCCGGGATGAAGGTTCTCAGTGAGACCGGCAAGCAAAAGCAGATGGGCATGGTCAGTAATCTTATTACCGACATGACCATCAAGGGCGCTACCGAAGCCGAGCTCGCTCGGGCAGTCCGTCACTCGATGGTGGTTATTGACGCGGCCAAGCACAAGCTTGACTACCGTACCTCCGCTGTCGATAACGGTATCGCCGAGCTCAAGAAGAAGTATCAGCCCGAGGGTGGTGTGAGTACTCTTATTTCTCGCGCCGCATCCGAGGTGGATATTCCAAAGCGGAAGCCCAGGTCCATGGCAAAGGGTGGGCCTATCGATCCAGTTACCGGCAAGAAGGTTTACGAGGAGACGGGTGAATCGTATTCTGTCACCCGCGAGTTCAAGACCAAGGACCCTCGTATCGAGACCCGCCTCCGTACATCGAAGGCGACCCGCATGGAATTGGTGGACGACGCACGTAAGCTTTCATCGGGTACCCCCATGGAAGAACTGTACGCCCGTTACGCCAACGACATGAAGTCTCTAGCAAATACCGCCCGTAGGGAGATCATAAATACCCCCACTCTGAAACGAGACCCGGGTTCTGCCAAGGAGTACGCCGATGAGGTGACCTCCCTCAAGGAGAAAGTCCGGGTGGCCCTCACGAATGCACCGAGGGAGCGCCAAGCTCAGCTCATTGCCGGGGGTGTCGTCCGAGCAAAGGTCGAGGAGAATCCCGGCCTGACCAAGGATGAACGCGTCCGCCTCGAAAGCCAAGCTCTCAAGGCCGCTCGAATCAGGACTGGCGCTTCTCGAAAGGATGTACAGTTCGACATCACCGATTCTGAATGGAAAGCCATCATGAATGGTGCTGTCAGTAACGCTATGATGGAGTCCATCGCAAGGTACGCTGATCCTGAGCGTCTTCACGAACTGTCCATGCCAAAGGAAAAGCCTGTGCTTTCGGTCGGCGTTGTGGCTCGTGCTCGCGCCATGGCAAAGAATGGTGCTACCACCTCTGAGATTGCTGAGATGCTTGGCATTAGTACGAGCTCTGTGCTTGACGCCGTGAAAGGAAACTGATTGAATCATGGCAACAATGTACCTTACAACTACTGACAATCCTTACTCTCCAAAGACTGAGTTCGATCAGTGGTTGACGTTCGACCTTCAGAAAGGTTACAACAGTTGCGGACTCCTAGACCGTGTGACCAAAACCAGTGACATTCTAAGTGATGCACTAGTTGCTGACGATGTCGAAGAAGCGATTCAATGGATTCTAGATCATGATGTTACTGGAAAGAGAACTTTCGTGATCGAGTGAAACCAATTCAATTGGAGGGAATACCACGGTTCTCCCTCCATTGACCCCCGGGGGGCTGTCATTTCTTGATGTCCCCCGCCCAAATCGCGCCCCACCTTCGAATTACTCCGGAGGTATATTTCGATTTGGGTTTTGGCTTGCCCCGGCCACTTAGTTCTCCATGCCTGTTTTCTTGCTCCTTTCCGGGCATGGGCTGGGGCAGGCGAAAACTCAGATCGAAGTATAAGAAAGGATGCGCGATGGTCAAAAAGAAGACCAAAACTCCTCGAACTCCCGAGGAAGCTGAACGAATCGCTATCAGCGCTGCCATGGATCTTGCGACACAGCAGATTCTGGACGGTACTGCTAGCAATTCGATGATCATTCATTTCCTCAAGCTGGGCTCCAGTCGCGAAAGACTCGAGCAGGCTCGTCTAGAGGCAGACACGACTCTCGCTCGAGCTAAGGTTTCGGCGCTTGAGTCCGCTGCTCGTACCGAGGAACTTGTCTCTGAAGCGCTAGCAGCGTTCAAGGTATATTCTGGAGATTCAGATGCGGAGCTATGACGAACTCAGCCATCTACATACATTCGAAGAACGTCTCGAGTATCTCTCACTCAATGGAGCATTTTTCGGCGAGACATTCGGTGGATCCAGGTGGCTGAATCAAAGTTTCTACCAAAGCGATATTTGGCGAGAGGCTCGCACCCAAGTTATCGCGAGAGATCTTGGATGCGATCTAGGCCTTGAGGGGTATGAGATTCACGACGGCATTGTTGTACATCACATCAACCCTCTAACGCCTCGTCAATGTGAGAATTTCGACCCGTGCATGTGGGATACCAACAATCTTATTTGCGTCAGTCGAGATACTCATAATGCAATCCATTATGGAACCAAGGCATTGGCTCTCGACGACTTCGATCCGAGATCGCCCGGCGATATGAAACTATGGTAGGAGGCTAAATGTCGATTCTACATGACACAAAGACCTACCTCGGGTTGATGGAGGATGACACTTCATTCGATAGCGAAGTTATGGACGCCATTGATAATGCTTTGGCAACCGCGACTCAGCTAAATCGCGAAGTTGGCGACCTATCGTCCGGGGCAGATTATCCCACTACTACTCTTGGACGGATTCTACGACAGTATGTGAACTTCTCAGTTCGCCTGATGTTCGATCCTCCGCAGACCTCGTTCGCCATCAAGGCAGTTGAGGCTTTGCAGAAAGAGGCGGAGTGGCGACTGACCATTCAATGATGGGAGAAAACCATGAGTGAAGAAACTCTGTCTCACTATGGCGTCCTCGGCATGAAGTGGGGCGTCCGTAAGAAAACGGAAAGCTCCGGTGGAGCCGGCCTTCGGTCCGTCGAAGAGAAGAAGAAGATCGGCGAAGCAGTCAATTCCGAGGCTTTCCGAAAGGAACGAGCAAAGGCCGAGAAGGCTTCCGAGAAGGAACGCAAGAAGGCTGAGTCCGATCTCAAGAAGGCTGCCAAGGCAGCAGCCCGCGGCGCTAAGAAGGCAGCATCTGCGCTCAAGAAAGGCGCAAAGGCCGCTTCCCAAAAGCATGCCGAAAACAAGGCTGCTCGGGCTAAGGCCGCTACTGAGCGCGCCCGCAAGAAGCTCGAGAACCAGAAGCTCAAGGAAGCTCGTAAGGCCGAAGCTGATCGCAAGAAGAAGCAGAAGGACGCAGAGCGCGCTGAGAAGAAGCGTATCGCGGACGAGAAGAAGGCAGCGAAGGAAGCCGAGAAGAAGCAGAAGGAACTCGAGAAGCAGCGAATTCCTAAGGGCGGTATTTCAAACGCCTTACGGAAGGAAGCACCTCGACACCTCTCTTCAACGGATCTCATTGAGCAGAACAAGCGACTCAACCTTGAGAAGCAGAATTATGAACTCAAGGAGAAGCTCAAGGAGTACGAGAATCAAAATAGGAGTGCTCTTGCCAAGACGGCTGACCTCTTCGTCGACGAGGCTCGCAAGAACCTGACGAAGTACGCGGCCCGGACAGCAACTGACATACTAACAGCAGCTCTTGACTCCAAGCTCAAGGGAACCGAGTATGAGGGTGTTGCTGCGATGGCTAAGAACTCGTTCAACCTCGACGCAATCCTGAAGAACGCCACCTCTTCGAAAGATAAGAAGAAAGATAAGAAATAGGTATGGCGCTATCAAATACCGCTACACCTAAATACTACGCCCAGTTCCGAGAAAAAGTTCTATCCGGCGAAATCCCAGTCTCTCATACAATTGAGATGGAGATGAACCGGATTGATGACTTGATCGCCAACCCGAGATACTACTACGATGACGGAGCTATCGACGGATTCATCGCTTTCTGCGAAAACGAGATGACCCTTGTCGACGGTAGTGATCTAACTCTTCTCGATTCCTTCAAGTTATGGGCCGAATCGCTCCTTTCGTGGTTCTACTACGAAAAAGTGACGAAGTTCATTCCCGATGAGACCGGTCATAACGGTCGGTATATCCAGGTCGATGTCAAGAGGCGCTTGGTCAACAAGCAATACCTTATCGTCGCTCGTGGTGCGGCAAAGTCCATGTACATGGCTTTCATCCACGCATTCTTCCTGACTATTGACCCGACCACCACTCATCAGATCGCAACCGCGCCGACAATGCCACAGGCTGAGGAGACATTGTCCCCATTCAAGACTGCTATTACGCGCAGTCGGGGACCTCTATTCAAGTTCCTGTCGGCAGGCACAGTCCATGCGACCGTCGGAGCCAAGGCCAACCGGTCTTTGCTCACGCCAACCAAGAAGGGTATCGAGAACTTCTCAACAAACTCGCTCCTTGAGGTTCGTCCAATGAACGTGGACAAGCTTCAGGGTCTGAGGTCGAAGGTGAACACCATCGACGAATGGCTATCTGGCGATGTTCGTCAGAACGTCATCTCGGCTCTCGAGCAGGGCGCGTCGAAACTCAATGACTGGGTCATTGTTGCAGTCTCATCCGAAGGTACCGTCCGAAACGGCGTTGGCGATTCCATCAAAATGGAATTACTTTCGATCCTTAAAGGCGAGTACTATGATCCGCACTCGTCGATCTGGTACTACCGGCTAGACGATGTGTCTGAGGTCGGGGATCCAAACATGTGGATTAAAGCTCAGCCTAATCTCGGAAAGACTGTGTCTTACGATACATATCAACGAGATGTCGCTAGGGCTGAGAATGTTCCATCCGCAAGGAACGACATTCTGGCAAAACGATTCGGAATCCCGTGTGAGGGATACACGTATTTCTTCAAGTACGAAGAGACCATCCCCCACAACCCACGAGAGTTCTGGCAAATGCCATGCGCCATGGGTGCAGACCTTTCGCAGGGTGATGACTTCTGTGCGTTCACGTTCTTGTTCCCTCTGTCCACTGGTGACTTCGGGGTTAAGACGCGAGCGTACATTACCACTCGTACGTTCGACAAGCTCCCTGCTGCCGGACGCGCCAAGTATGAGTCATTCATCCGAGAAGGATCGCTCCAGGTCATGGATGGGACAATCCTGGACATGATCGAAGTCTACAACGATCTCGACGAATACATCTTGAGATCGGAGTATGATGTTCGAGCGTTCGGATATGATCCATACAACGCCAGAGAGTTCGTTGAGAGATGGACGACCGACAACGGGCCATACGGCATCCACAAAGTCATTCAGGGAGCGCGAACTGAGTCGGTGCCTCTAGGAGAACTCAAGGGCTTGGCAGAGGATCGAAGACTCATCTTCGACCAAGAGCTATTCTCGTGGGCAATGGGTAACACCATCACCCTTGAGGACACTAACGGCAACCGGAAGATCTTGAAGAAACGAATGGATCTCAAGATCGACTCAGTTGCGGCACTCATGGATGCATGGGTCGCATACAAACAGCAACTCGACGACTTCAACTAACGAGAGGAGGTAATATGGGTATTATGTCACGGTTGGCAAGGGCATGGAATGTGTTCGCGCATGATCGCCCAGATCGTTACAAGCATAGTAACTACAGCGAATACCGCCCAAGCTACCGTTCTATCGGATCTACAAACCTTGTCCAAACGCTATACAACAAGATTGCGTTGGATGTCGCGAACACTCCGATTCGCCATGTGAAGGTAGATCAAAATGGTAGGTATGACAGTGAGAAAGACTCTTCGCTGAACGAATGCTTGTCTCTTATGGCAAACATCGATCAGACTTCGAACGCTCTAATCTACGAGCTCGTCTATACGATGCTGGAAACCGGTAGTGCAGCACTGGTTCCGGTTGACACAGATACTGCTCTAAACGAGGAAGGGTCGTTCGACGTCCTTTCTCTCCGCGTTGGACGAATCGAGAGTTGGTACACGGATTCAGTCGATGTGAATTTGTATAACGATCGTAGCGGTAATCGAGAAACAATTCGTATCTCGAAGAATTCCGCCGCAATTGTGTACAGTCCGCTCTACGATGTTACAGCTAGTAACAGCTCCTTGGCTAACCGTCTTGCTCGAAAGCTCGATGCACTTGATGCTATTGACAATTCCGCTCTCGGTAAGAAGTTGGATCTGATCATCCAGCTTCCATACTCAGTTCGAGGCGAACTTCGACAACAGCAAGCCGAGACTCGGCGCGAGGCGATTGAACAACAGCTTCGAAATTCGGAGATCGGCGTAGCATATGTCGACGGAGCCGAGAAGATCACGCAGCTCAACCGTCCAGTCGAGAATAATCTGCTCGATCAGGTTAAATACCTTTCAGAGCAGCTTTACAACGCTCTTGGTTTTACTGAGAGCGTATTCAATGGCACGGCTGATGCTGAGACCAACCTGTCTTACTACAACCGGACGGTCAAGCCGATTCTCGATACAATCACGAAGTCGGCAACTATGGTCTTCTTGACCAAGACCGCTCGATCTCAGGGCCAGCGAATCATCTATGTAAGGGACCCGTTCGCGGCAACCTCGCTTGACAGCATCGCTTCGATGGCTCAGACGTTCATCACCAACCAGGTCATGACTCCAAATGAGATCCGGTCGATCATCGGCTTGCCGCAGTCCACAGATCCCAAGGCAGATCAGTTGGCCAATCCGTATACGTCATCCGCAAACGCGGATCAACGGTCAAACAACGACCAGGAGGTTCAAAATGGCAGCGCCTAATGACGTCGCCGACTTCGACGGGTGGGCAACCGTCGCAGGCATCAAGTGCTCTGATGGGCGAGTTATCTCTCATCGCGCATTTGAACAGAACGATGGGGCTGTCGTCCCTCTCGTCTGGCAGCACGGTCACGACAACGTGACCAATGTTCTCGGGCATGCCCAGCTCGAGAAGAAGCCTGAGGGCGTTTACGCGTATGGATTCTTCAACGGATCCCAGCAGGCTGAACACGCTCGCGAACTTATCGAGCACGGAGACGTTACCTCTCTATCCATTTTCGCCAATCACTTGAAGCAGGAGGGCAATATTGTCCGACATGGCAACATTGTCGAAGTCTCCTTGGTGCTGAAGGGCGCGAACCCCAAGGCAACCATCGAGAATGTGTCTATGGCGCACAGTGATGGTAACGGCTATGCCGCCATCATCAAAATGGGTGACGGAGATGCCGTCCACGAAGACTTCGAGGGCTCCGAGGAATCGGACGACTCCGAAGATGAATCCCCCGATGGGGACAAGACAATCGGTGAGGTTCTTTCGACCCTTACCGAGGAGCAAATGGAAGCTGTGAACTATTTGATCGCAGCTGCCATTGATGCGGAGTCTGAAGACTCCGAAGAGACCGACGAAGAAAACAATGAAGGAGACGATATGAAGCACAACGTCTTTGAAGGGGATAACAAGGAACCCCAGAACGTGCTCTCTCACGCGGACTTCGCGGAGCTTGTCGAGACAGCTAAGCGAAATAATTCTACGCTTCTCGAAGAGCTGCGCCATTCCGATTACGGGATCGAAAACATTGGGTATCTCTTCCCTGATGCCAAGAGCATCTCGGACGAGCCGATGTTCCTGGACCGAGACCAGTCTTGGGTTTCGGTTGTTATGAATGGTACGAAGCATAGCCCGTTCGCACGAATCAAGTCTATCTTCGCGGACATCCGCGATGATAAAGCGAGGGCAAAGGGTTATGCCAAGAAGGCCCAGAAGAAGACTGACGAAGTCATCAAGCTTCTGACTCGCACTACCTCCCCGACAACCATTTACAAGAAACAGCGTCTGGACCGCGATGATATCATGGATATTACAGACTTCAATGTCGTGGCCTGGCTTAAGTCCGAGATGAAGGGTAAGCTCTCGGAGGAAATTGCCCGGGCTATCCTCATTGGGGATGGCCGACAGATGACAGATCCTGATCGAGTTGATGACGAGGCAATTCGCCCCATTATCAAGGAGAACGATCTTTACGCAATCCACAAGTCGCTCGAGGCTAATACCACCGACGAGACGCTTGTCGACGACATCGTCATGGCATCGGCTGACCTCGAAGGGTCTGGCTCGCCGACCCTGTTCATCTCAAAGAAGCGACTCGTTCGTATGCTTCTCCTGAAGGACAAGAACGGTCGCCGCATTTACGAGACCGAAGCAGCGCTCGCAGGTGCTCTCGGCGTCTCGAATATTGTGACGGTGCCCCAGTTCAATGAACTGGAGCACGAACTCAAGGGCGCACTCCATGAGCTGCTGGCTATTGTCGTGGATCTCCGCGACTACACCATTGGGTCCAATGCTGGCGCGGAACTTGGTATGGCCGAGACGTTTGATCTCGACTTCAACCAGTACAAGTACCTCGCCGAGACGCGCTTGTCTGGCTCTCTGACTGCGCCCTATTCGGCTCTAACGATTTCTCGCAAGAAGGCCTGATTCAATGTCACGCTTCAGCGGTAAGCTGGGCTTTGTGATGACTCAGGAGACGGAGGAAGGTGTTTGGCTCGAGAACATTGTTGAGCTTCCGGCTAAGGGGACTATCCGTAGTCTCTACGTTCGGAATGACAATGCGTCTTCAGTCAACACCAACCTCCGTCTCACGAATGAGATTTCTATACTGCTTGACTCGAAGATCCAGACTTACTTGGAAACGCTCAGGTATGTCGTTTACAAAGGATCAAAATGGGAGGTACAATCCGTTGGGGTGGCCTATCCGAGGCTTACTATCAACCTAGGAGGTCTCTATGCGCACGTATAAAGACCTCCTGCACCTACTCCAGCAGGCCGTTAAACACAATCGCGTTTACTTCCAACCTCCAGAGAATCTGAAGATTGGATACCCCGCAATTGTTTTTCACCTTTCGAAGATCGAAGTCAATCATGCTTCGGACGTACCATACAAGGGCGCTCGGGAGTACTCAGTTACTCTGATCGCAAAAGAACCAGAGCCGGATGCGATCGAGGAGATTCTCAAGATCCCGTATTCGTCTCTTGACCAAACGTTCGTTAGCGACGGAATGAATCATTTCGTCTTTTCCATATACCTATAAGGAGATACACATGCCGCAAATCAAGTGGGACGAAGAAGGTACCCATATTTACCACACCGGCGTGTCGAAGGGTGTTCTGTTCCCCTTCGATAATGCCCAGAACCGCTATGGACAGGGCGTGGCCTGGAATGGCCTCAAGACTGTCACCGAAACCCCGGAAGGCGACGAGTCTTCCGATATTTACGCCGACAACCTGAAGTATTTGACACTTCTGTCGGCACCCTCGTTCAAATTCACGATCGAGGCATACACCTATCCCGATGAATTCGCGTTGTGTGACGGCACGGCGCAGCTCGTCAAGGGTGTGACACTGGGGCAGCAGCCTCGTACGCGTTTCGCGTTCTCTTATTGTACGCGACTCGGAAACGATACGAAGGGCGATTCCTACGGGGAGCTTCTTCACATCATCTACGGCGCTATGGCCGCACCGTCGGAGCGTGCCTACAACACGGTTTCGGATAGCCCTGAGGCTATTTCGTTCTCGTGGGAGTGCTCCACTATTCCCGTCCAGCTGGACGGTTTCCAGCCCGTGTCGGTTGTCACCATCGATTCTTCGAAGCTCGACTCCACAAAGTATAAGAAGTTCACGGACAAGCTGTATGGCGTGTCCGTGGGTGCAGGTGGCGCGGCGGTTCCGACGCTGATCATGCCTAACGAGATTCGTACGCTTCTGGCGTGATCTCGTTAGAGCTGAAGTTTGAGGGAGAGGAGCGGTTCGACGAGCGTAGCAATACGTTTGTTACACTGGAGCCATTCACTGTTACTCTTACGCATTCACTGTCCGCAGTGGCTGAGTGGGAATCGGTCTACAAGAGATCGTTCCTGGAAACCCCACCGCAGACGGGTGAAGAGTTGGTGTATTACATCCATTGTATGTCGGACCGCCCTCTCCCTCGCGACTTTGTTAAGCGCTTGGATCAGTCGATCCAAGTCAAAATAGCAGACTATTTGTCCGATAACGCAACGGCGACAGTTCTATGGAATCCGCCTTCAGCCGGAGGCCCACGAGACACCATGACTAGTGAGTTGATTTACTGGTACATGACTCAGTTGGGCATCCCGTTTGAGTGTGATAAGTGGAACTTGAATCGGCTATTGACGCTGATTCGTCTCGCCGCAGCTAAACAGAACAATGTAAAGCCGGACGCCAGGTCTTCTGCGGCTCAGCGTGCGGCTATGAACCAAGCCCGTAGGGCTAGAACAGGGAGTAGAGGATGATTGACATTCCCGCTGACGCTCAGCGTCCCGCCGGACCAGATCCGCACGAGGACAATGATCGCGCGATTTTTGAGGGGGCACGATCTTGAGCAAGATTGATGAAGTTCTGAACCACGCGGCCTATCGCATTGGCTACTACGCTCCCGATGATCCCGAACCCGGTTCGGAGGCAGGTCGTTGGCTCGCCAACAAGATGGGTCAGCCTTGGCTGGCCGGCCCTTCCGAATCCGTTTGGTGGTGCATGGCCTTTGTGTCGATGGTGTTCGACATGGCCGGCGAAATTGACGCCATCGGCGGATTCTCTTACAACACCGACGTCACGAAGAACCGCATGGAGAAGGTCTCCATCGAAGATGCTCAGCGTGGCGACGTCGTGCTCTTCGATTGGGACCGGGACGGCCTGACCGACCACGTCGGCATCGTCGAGGCAAACCTCGGTGATGGCTGGCTTCAGACGATTGAAGGCAATACCAGCTCCTCGAATGCAGGGTCTCAGTCTGCTGGCAATGGTGTATACCGTCGTCAGCGCAGCTGGGGTATCGACTGCGTGCTCCGTCCGAAGTGGTCTGATGAAGAGACCGAGGATTCTTCCGAAGGCACCAACTCGATGAACGATGCTTGGTGGGGGCGTGCGACTACGTACGCTCTCCAGGCTTCGCTCAACACCCCTGCCGATGGCATTATCTCCGGTCAGGATCCTGACGTTGAGGATGATGTTACTCGAGCTGGTACTGGCTGGGAGACTGAAGAGGATCCTGAAGGTTCTCAGGTTATCGAGGCGCTTCAGGAGAAGCTGGGCGTTGATGTCGATGGTCTCATCGGCCCCGACACCATTGCAGCTCTTCAGCAGCACCTCAAGAACCGCGGACATGACCTCGAGGTCGACGGTGTCGCAGGCTACCGTACGGTAGAATGCCTGCAGTACGAGCTATCTAACGGTACGCTCTGGTCTTGATAGAAAGGAGGGCCGTCATGATCGAGATGAAATTTGACGCTGAGTTCGACATGTCAAAATGGTTGACACAAGTCAAGAACAAGAAGCTTCGTGACGTACTAGCAACTGCTGGTACTCGAGGTGTGGCGGCCCTCCGGGCCAATACCCCGGTTGGTACCGGGAAGACTGCTGCTTCTTGGCAGTATAAAGTCAAGGAGACCGAACGAGGCGTTAAGATCGTTTGGTATAACACTAACATCGTGTCCAAGGTTCCCATTGCGATCATCTTGCAATACGGGCACGGGACACGTCAAGGCGGCTACGTCCAGGGTAAAGACTATATCAACCCCGCGATGAAGCCCATATTCGACGAAATCGACCGAATGGTTGGGAGGGCCATCAATGGGTAAGAGTATTGAGAATAAGGTCGTTTCCCTGGAGCTCGACGATTCGAAGTTCACAAGCCGTGTCGACGGAGTGCTTCATAACGTCGATCGCTTGAAGTCCGGAATGAACTTCAAGCAGTCGACCGACGGTCTTGACAATGTCGGTAAGGCTGCCCAAGATGCTTCAAAGCAGATGGGCGGTATTGCGGACGGCGTTAAGAACGTCAACACGTCGATTGTCAACAATTCTACAACTGCCGCCGCTGCCACAGCTAATGTTGGTGCCGCGGCGAAGATTTCGTCGACTAATTTTTCCATGCTCGCGGGTGCTGCTTCCGTGGCCATGGGTAACATCGCATCTAAGGCCCTAATGGCCGGAGGATCGGTGCTTTCCTCGTTCACGTTCGGACCTATCATGGACGGTTTCCGGGAATACGAGAACCAGCTTAACGCGGTTCAGACTATTCAGGCTAACACGTTCAGTAAGGGTGAGACCACTGCGACGATCAACGCAGCTCTCGACGAACTGAACGCTTACGCGGACCGGACCATCTACTCGTTCACCGAGATGACACGCAATATCGGTATGTTCACATCTGCGGGTGTCGGGTTGAAGGATTCTGTTGCCGCGATTAAGGGTCTGTCGAACGTCGCAGCAATGTCTGGCTCATCTTCTGAGCAAGCCGCAACGGCAATGTATCAGCTGTCTCAGGCGCTTTCGACAGGCTCTGTAAAACTTCAAGACTGGAACTCTATCGTCAACGCCGGTATGGGCGGCGAGCAGTTCCAGGAAGCACTTAAGCGTACTGCGCGAACCTACGGTGTCGAAGTCGACAAGATGATCGACAAGGCCGGGTCGTTCCGTAATTCGCTTAAGGACGGATGGTTGACATCCGAGATCATGATCGAGACTTTGACCCAGTACACGGGTGATTTGTCTCGCGAACAGTTGCTAAGCGCCGGTTACACGGAGCAGCAGGCTGACGAAATCATGAAGTTGGCTGAAACGGCTAACGACGCTGCTACGAAGGTCAAGACTTTCTCGCAGCTTATCGACACAACTGCAGAGGCACTTGGTTCGGGATGGGCTTCCATCTTCCGAACGATCTTCGGCGACTTCGAACGAGCCCGCACCATGTGGACGGCAGTGTCTGACGTGGTGAACGGAGGCATTGGAACTTTCTTCGATGCGCTTCAGGGTATTCTCGACCGCTGGGATGAACTCGGCGGTTGGGAGGAATGGTGGTATGGTCTCGGTGAACTCTGGACCGCCATCGCCAAACCTCTGAAGGCCATCGGCGAAGGGTTCTTCAGTGCGTTCCAGGGAGATGCCGGTAAGGCCCTTTACGATTTCTCGTACTATTTCCGTCATTCGATCTCGCAGTGGCTTATGATGTCTGACGACTTCGCCAACAACCTCGGCAAGATCTTCAAAATGGCAGGCGAATTGATCTCGCCAGTTCTTGAGGTTCTCATCGGGTTTGCCTCGGCAATTGTCCAGATTGGCGTGGCTGCGTTTAAGATCGGCGTGATCCTCGCGGGGATCTTTGTCAAGCCGATGATCCTTATCGCCGCGAAGGTTGGAGACATCGTCTCCGTCTTCAGCGACTGGTTTGGCCAGATGCTCGGCGGAACCGACATCCTTGGAGGTCTGGCTAAGGTCCTCGACTGGATTGTCGACAAGTTCCAGAAGCTTGCCGATTGGCTGTACGCTATTGCGGACGTCACGATCACTCCGATCTTTGACGGATTCAAGGTGGCCATTGAAGCGGTGCTTAAGCCACTCGGCGAATTCATCGAGGTGATCAAGAAGGCGACTGCGAACGTATTCAAACCTTTCAGTGATGCTGTGTCGAATGTCTTTGGCGCGATCTTCGGTTTCGCTTCTGGGACTGGCGGTCCGATGGAGAAGATCAAGTCTGCCTTTGGTGGATTTGGATCTGGCTTCCTCGAGAACATGACAAAGCTCGCCGACGCCATCGGCCCCAAGTGGTCTGAGAAGGTCAAGGCTTTCTCAGATTCGATTCTCCCAATCAGCGAGACTATTGGCAAGCATCTTGGTGGTGCTGTTGAGAGCGCTGGTAAGGGGGTTAAGAAGTTCTGGGACGATGCGTCTCCCAGGATGGCCGAGGCCTGGTCTGAATCAACCAAGCGGATGAAAGACTCGATCTCGGGGGTCGGCAAGGCTTTCGGTCGAGCCGGCGAAACCATCTCAAAGACGTTTGCCCCTCAGGTGCAGGCAGTCAAGGATTTTGGTAAAGCCCTCGGGGACGTCTTTACGAACATCGGAACACATCTCGACAACAACACCTTCTTGTCGTCAATCGGCGACAGCTTCAAGAACATGATGATGGCGTTTGGTCCATTCGGATCTCTGATTAACGGCATCATCGATCTGTTCGGGAAGCTCGGGGATCTGACCAAGTCTATATTTGGTGGATTCAGCGACGAGGCGAATGGTGCTGCGGGCGGATTGTCGACTTTCGGGAAGGCAGCCTCCGCTGCGTTTGACACTCTCGGTGTCGTCGGCGGGACTATCTATACAGCAGCTACAGGCATTGTTGAATTCTGTTCGTCGGTTGTTGAGGCTATCGCGAACCTGATCGACTGGCTTACCAAGGGCATTGACAGTATCAAGAAGTTCGCATCTGAGTCTCAAGCATTCGACTCATTCAAGAAGAACGTCGGCAAGGCATTTAATAACGCCGGATCGATGATCCAGACTTTCTGGTCTGGTCTCGGTTCCAGCCTCAAGGATCTGTCGATTTCTGATCTCTTGAGTGGCGCGTTGCTCGGCGGCGGTCTTGGTATGGGCTTCAGAACCCTTCAGACTGTGCTGGGTCAGTTCACGAAGACCACCGATTCGTTCAGCGCCATGTTTGAAAAGTTCGGAAAGATCGGAGACTCGATCTCTGGTGTCTTCAACTCGCTGACTGACGCACTGAAGTCTATGCAGGAAGTCATCAAGGCCAAGGCCCTTCGAGAGATTGCTATCTCCGTAGGCATCCTGGCTGGCTCGCTGTTCCTTCTCGCAATGATCCCGGCACCCCGACTAATTCAGGGTGCTGTGGCGATTGGCGTCTTGACTAAGATACTTCTCGTCGCTCTGACTCAGATTAGCGAGATGAAGATCAACAAGATGCAGATTGCAGGCGTTATCGGTGCTGTTACGGCGTTGTCCGTTGCAGTTCTACTGATGTCGATCTCCGTCGGAATTCTTGGATCTATGAAGTTGAGTACTGTTGCGCAGGGTATCGGGGCTGTTATGGTCTTGGTACTCGGCATGACAATGGCTGCTAAGCTTCTTGCTAAGGATTCCAAGACGATGATCCAAGGCGTCGGTTCCATGATTGCCATGGCCATCGCAATCAACATGCTGGTTATCCCGATCGTCGCATTGGGGCTCCTTCCGATTAAGACGATTGCCCAAGGTGTTATCGCCGTCGGTGTCTTGATGGGGATTCTGGTTGGCTTTGTTCTGCTCATGAACAAGGTTGCTAGTGATCTCGGCAAAATGGCAGCCATTTCTCTGATGATGGTCTCGTTCGCGTTCTCGATTCAGATGCTCGTGGCCGCCGTTGCAGTAATGGGCTACATGGACATGAATAAACTGTTCCAAGGAATAGTCGGTTTGTCCGCTGTAATCCTACTGCTTGTGGCTATCGCGAATCTGATGCCTCCTACGGCAATTGTCGGAGCGGGTTCCTTGATCCTGACTGCAATTGCGATGAACATTGCGGTCGGGGCGATTGTACAGATGGCAAACCATAGCTGGGGAGAAATTCTCAGCTCGATGGGTAAGCTGATTCTCGTCGTCGCGGCTATCGTCGCGGTGGCGTTTGCTGCTCAAGGTGCTATCTTCGGTATTGCCGCACTCACATTGCTCAGCTTCGCGTTGAGTATGTTCACGACGGCCTTGTCGAATGCAGCCGGACTTAGCTGGGATGCTCTCAGCAACGGTCTATGGGCAATCGGCATCGGACTTGGTATTCTGATCGCGGCGGGGTACCTTGCTGCGGCTGCAGCCCCGGGTCTAATTGCCCTGGCGGTTGCAATCGGCGTGCTCGGTCTAGTCATTATCGGTATCGTGGCGGCCTTTACAGTTCTGGTTGCGACTTTCACCGCATTCATCTCGGTCGTGGCTCTAGCAGGTCCGACTATCGGGGCGGGTATTGTCGCGATTGCTTCGGGTATTGCGGCCGGCGCAGCGATTCTTGCAGCTGCTGCTCCGGCAGTTCAAGCCGCTCTAATCGGTATGTTCACCGCGTTGGAGAACTCTGCTCCAGCAATGGGTAACGCTGTTTCATCGATGGTGCGGGCGCTAATCCCAGCTGTGAATGAACTGATAATCATGGCAGGTGTTGCTATTAGGCAGTTCATCAGCCAGGTCTATCAGATCGTGAAACAGAAGATGCCTGAGCTAGTCCAGATCTGGACGACCTTCATTTCGGGTATGCTTCAAACCCTTCGGAATGTATGGCCCGAAGTCTTGAAAACCGTTATCGACCTCCTATTCCAGCTGGTCATGGCAATCGTCGAGAACATTCCCAAGTTCAGTGCAGCTTATCAGGCCCTGCTGAAGGAATGGATTGAGGCAGCTAAGGCTTGCATTCCACTTATGGTAGAGGCCTTGCTGAGTCTGTTGCAGGCACTGATCGATGGCATCACGGCTAAGATTCCTGATCTGGCCGCATCGGGTGCTAACATGATTGCGGCGATGATCAATGGCATGGCCTCTCAGGCTGTGATCATCATCAACGCTGCGTGGAATGCTGTTATTACATTCATCAATGGATTTGCTGATGCAATTGATCAGAAGGGACCAGAGCTTCAAGCCGCGGTCAACAAGCTGATCACCGCCATCATCAATTTCATCAAGAATGGTTTGGTCGGCATGGCCAACAAGTTCTCCCCTCAGGCTGAGACCATCGGTCGTAACATCATCAACGGTGTTGTCAACGGCGTGTCTGGTGCCGCCGGAGCCCTTTACAACAAGCTGCGCAATGTCGCCTCGAGCGCTCTTAGCTCGTTTAAGAGTACTCTTGGTATTCACTCGCCTTCGCGTGTATTCGCGACTGCGGCTGGATTCATCGTTGCAGGTATTGTACAGGGTATCGACAAGAACCAAGACGACGCGGTTGACGCGATGTCTGGTCTCGGTAGCGAGATGGTGAATGCTATGAGCAACCTGGACGCCGATTGGAATCCAGTCATCAAGCCGACTGTCGACCTCTCTGAGGTGAATGGTCTGCAAGATCTCACGATGAACGACCTTAGTGCGACTGTTGTCGGAACTTCGGTTCAAAATGGCAGTCAAACAGCGCAGGAGATTCGGGCTCTTCGAGACGAACTGCGCAACAACCAGAAGCCGATGGTCTTCAACCAATACAAC